TTGTTGTTGCTGTATTGCACCAGAACCAGCAAATCCCATACCAGCTTGTTGCTGTTGTGCCTGTTGAGTTCCAGAAAGAAGACTACTTTGTAAACCAGATGCTAATTCATTCAAAGAACTAGGGTCAAACTGTTCAAATAAAGCTAGTTGATTTTCATTGGCTTGTATACCAGCATCTTGTAAAATTTGTTGTATATCACCAACTCCCCCACCGTACTGGTATTCAATAAGGCCACCCTCTTGAGCACCCGGAATCTGTATTCCAAAATCATCCATAAATAATTGAGATGCCTGATCTCCGTATCTTTGTGAGTAGTCCATTGCCCTGCTAGCAATTTCGCTTTGAGAAAGTGTTTGTGGCATAGCAGATGTAGCTTGCACAAACTCAGGTTGTGAAAAGCCTAGTAGTCCTTGCCCCCCTGTAAAACCTTTTAAACCAACACCTGAAATCATTTTTGATATGTTTGCCCTACCTGCACTTTTTAAAGGGTTGTATGCTCCGTATATACCACCACCCGGAGTAAGGCCAGCAGTCAATCCTGTTTTAGCACCCTCTAAAAGAGACCTGCCTAAAATTCCTTGATTGAAATCTTCACTAGCTTCATCTACATCTCTAAAAGACTGTTGTGCAAATACCGTATCGCTAGTATCATAATCAACCGCTTCACCAGCACCAAACCTTTGACCTAACCCTGTTCCTATAGCTTTGCCTATACCTGCACCAACAGGCCCTGCAATAGCACCACCAATTAAAGCAAGTCCAGTTCCTGCAAGACTACCAAAAAAACCGCCTTTTTTCTGTCTCTCAGCTTCTTCTTTTTGTATTTCCTCTAGTCTCTTTCTGTCGCTTTGTCTTTGCATCGCCCTTGCAAGAGTAGCTCCTCCGGGGGTAGCCGTTAAGCTAAAACTTTTTTTATACGATGAAGGAATGTTACCTCCAGTTTGGTACATCTGCATAAGATTGCTTGAATTGCCCATATCAAAGCCAGTCATGTTAGGGCCGGATTTCATAGGTAAGTAACCTTTTGATTTTGAGGAATGTTCAATCATGGTATAATTCCTTAGAATTTAATAAAGTTTTTATCATATTTCCACCTCTACTCGCCATAAAGATGAAATCCACCAGTCAGCATCACTACCAACTATATCACCACCTGTTGCCTGTATGCTTAAACCGCATACTTTCTCAGCTTCTACAGTAGGAGCATTGTCAAAATCAGATTCGTTTAATTTAAAAGTTGTATGATTAGCTAAAGCACCAACTGATGAAACATCGTAAACAGCAGTTGCAATAACATCTTCTGTCTGATTTCCATCGTCTTGTTTTTCAACAGTAACTGTAACATCAGCAGATGCTGTTAAGTTATCAGTCCTAATTAATATTTTATGTAAGGTCATTTTAAAAGGAGTTAGGAAACCTGCGGAGTGATCGTTCATAGAAGACTCTTCAGCCTCAAATGCATCAGTTGCAAACCAAGGTATGTAATGTTTAGATGTGCTTATATCATCTTCAAAATTATGCATGAATACACGATAATCTATAAATTTATGTGAATACTTTAATGTATTAGCGGTCAACGTTCTATCTACATATTGATCGCCATTGTTAGACATATATGATTTCCATAGCTGTCCAAACTTTTTTCTGTATATTGCTAACTGACTATTTGATTTTTTCTCAATAGCAATCTGTCCTTCTACCATACCATTTAAAGATGGCTTACCTTGAAACTCTACAGAGGCTTGTTTTGTGTTTTGGATTCTTCTAGTATCTCTATCCATTAGGTAACATTTTTGTTTCTAATGTATCTATATTCAACGCTAATGTCATTAAACTCATACACTCCAGATGTAGTAGCCGCAAACTGTATCTGCAAGCTTTGACATTCTATAGTAGAAGACGGGGTTAATGTTACCACATCCCATGCACCACTGGTATTTGCTAAGTTACCTGTAAATGTACCACCGCCATCACCAGAAAAATTTTGCTTACCATCAATGGCGTATTTAAAAGGAGTTGTTACAGAACCATTAGACTTATAAGTAACAATAACTTTATAGACTTTTTTAATAATGCCGGGCTCACCAAAATCTATATCTCTTGTAATAAATATTTGATGTGCATTTGCAAGACTAATAGGTAAATATTTTTTAAAGTCAGTAATTGTGTCTGATGAAGAGCTACTGGTGGCTACAATTAAATTGTTATTCCAGTCTGTAGAAAAATTGCTAAATAAATGACTGTCTGTAAAAATAAGATCGTGAAATACCCAACCATCTGAATCAAAGTCATATATCCAACCTTCATCTGAATCATCAGAAGAATCGTTGGGGCTTCTCATAATAACCAATGAGTTACTAATACTATCGTAACCAATCATAGGGTCTTTTACGTTTGCTGTACCACGATACCATGCGTTCCATGTTTTATCTGCACCTGTTCCAAGAAAAGAAGCTTTGCTAACCGCTAACTTATCTTTAATAAGGTTTGTAACTTTCTCACCGTCATATATGTAACATCCATCTTCTGCAACCCAAGCTATGCCATACTTTGTTTTCGTTACACTAAAATTTTTATTTACACCAGAATATTTTATTGTTTCTTCTAAGTACCAACCTGCTGGGCTAGGGCTTGCTATATTGATGATATGAACTAGATTATGCTTAAAGGCCACCAACCTATCGGCATAAGCTTGTAAGGCTGTGTATACCCCATAGTCACCCTTAGAAACATCTATAAAATTATGTGGCAGTATCGTGTCAAACTTATTGATTTCACTATACATAATCCTGTCACCAAAAGTTTCTAGCTCCCCAGAAGCACCGATAACTCTTACGTTTCCTATAAATGTTCTTCTATTTTCTACAATAGAAGCTTGATACGATTCACCTGCACCACCTAATGATACATATTTTACGTCTGGTGAAAATCCATTTATTGTTGTGTAAGTATCTAAGTTTGGCTTACTTGCATTTCCTGTGGCATCTGCAACTACACAAAAACCTTTGTCAACAGCAGTAGCATTTTCTGTCCAAGCTACGTGATCTCCATCTATAGTGGTTCGTACACCCTTTACAATATCTATATCTGCAAGCAAAGCCAACTCATTATCTGTATTAGCTTCTCTAATGTATATTCTTCCACCAGATATTCTGCCGGGATATGCAACATCAGCATATACAGAAACTCTCATAGACTTACCTGCTGTTTGCGAATGAGTAAATGCCGCTATAGTAGCCGCACCGTTCCCCATTCTAACAGGAACAGACTCTTGATTTCCATCATATAAAAAACTTTGATAAAATTCGTATGTCAAACCTTCCCAATCACCATCCGCTGTACCATTGCTAACACCAATATTAAAACCTATCCCTCTTCTAAGTATATGTTGCGAATCGTCATTGTGAGTAATTTGACCGATTCCTCCATAATTTCTTTCGTATTGAACATTAGCCGCTAACCCAGCCGCAGGCTTTGTACAAAATAATATTTCTGATGGTCTAGCATCATAGTCTGCTCCAATAGTAATTACTTCACCTGCAAAGTTTTGATCTAAAACGTTTGTGCCAGCACCATCATCAAAAACAAATCCAGTGCCAGTGGTAACTTGACCATTTAAAACAAGAGCTGTATGGCTTGCATCTCTTAGTTTTCTTGCAACCCCCCTAGCAAAAGTGTCACTGCTATCTGTTGGTTGATTAAAATATGCACCTGCTGTATTAGCCGCATGGGTTGTATGACCAAAAGCTATTGTAAGGTTAGCACTATTTGTTTCTGGCGATCTTAAAACGCTAGAGTGCTCTTGCCACTCTGCAAAAGTCAAACCTAAATTGTGATTGAATTGATTTCTTTGTATGTACCCAAACCACTTTATGATGCTTGTGTTAGTAGTTTCTGTATCACATACTCGTAGAACCTCGTCTACAAAATGATATATGTATTTAGCACCATTTGAACCTGCTAGTGTTGGATTTACTTTACGACTCGTCCAGCCGCTATTTCTAGATGTGTAATCTGTAGTAGCATTATTAGACCAAACATCTACACCGGCTGGATTTGCATTTTCTCCGCTATTTCCCAATGCACACATTTTATCACCAGTAGATCGAATGACTCGTATAGTAGGATTAACAGCGGTGTCGTCTTCATTTGTAATTCCGGTTCCTTTTAATACGTAATATATATCTCTATCGCCAAAGGTTAAGGTTGTTCCCCCAGAAATATTCGTTAATGTGTTTGAGGATATTTCAAAAGTAGCGGGGTCACTTGTTTGAGTTACCGAAGAAATAAATGTTCCGCCTTTTATGCCTGTTCCACTTACAGACATGCCAGCAGTTATGTTCGTATTAGCCCCATCCATTATAATTGTTGTTGTTGGGGTAGGTAATGCAGTAGACCTCGTATTGTCTGTAAATGTACTACCTAAACCAGAACCACTATTTAAGTTGTCTACAACCTGAGCAACTAAAAAAATACCATTGTTTTCTTCTGTACCTGTAATCTTTACTAAATCACCAACCTTAATTAGACTATTGGTAAATATAGTGCTTATGGTAGAGGTTACACCGCCTACTAGCTTTAAATATGAAGTTGAAGGTATTGGCATCTATAAACCACTTCCTTGCTCCGGTGCTTGGGTGTTACCATCTGGGTTTGTAGCCACCTGAACAAAAGCTATGTTACCGTCACTTGTACCAACAGTTAAGGTTGTGCCACTTACAGTTTCTGTAATAGTTTGATCTGCATCTTTACTATGATCTGATTCAAAGTAAAATAAACCAAAACCACCTAAAACTGTATTGTTTAAAGACGGAATATATTGAGTTAAGTTTGTGGAACCATCGGAGTCTTCAATGTGATTGTATAAGCCACCAGCAGTTTTTATTTTTCCTAATGCATCAATAGACATGTTTTTAATAAATGAGTATTGCCTATCTGGCAAGTCTCTAGGGTCTTTACGGTTATTTATACCACCAGACCAATCATTTATCTTGTATATTTGCTTAGGCATTATTTACCTTTAAATACACCTTCTAACATATCTGTCATTACATCAACCAACTTCTCAAAAAGCTCTTGCTCTTTTTCTTCGTTGATCCAAGGTATGTTTACCTTCTCGTTAATTTTTGTAGCTAAATTTTTTGTAAACTCATCCGATGCTAAATGCTTTAATGCTTCTTCTTGCATCTTATCTGCCTGCTCTTCGGCAAGCTTTACTAACATTGACTTAATATCCATTTAATCTTCCTTTATTTTCTTGGTTTTTAAATACAAATAATAAATTTGCACTGCAAACATTATACACATTAAAACACCAGACAATAAATCTGTCCAGTATACAACGCCTAAGCTCGTGCTCAGCCCAGTTACTTTTAAGCTATCCATTAGTGTTTACCATTTATCCTGCTAAGAGAACCATCTATTCTAGAAACTTGATTATCTAAGTCATTTATCTCTTTTGTTAGAGCATCAAACTTGCGATCTAGTTTATCATCTGATTGGTTCCACCTGTTAATGAGTTTTATAATCATGCCTTCCATATTCTGCAATGTTTCTGACTGGCCTTTATTTTCAATCTTTAAATTCTCTAACTGCTCTTGTTGTCTTGCACTTTTGTTTGACAATGATATGACCAAATATACGAACATAGCACCGACCACTCCTATCATTCCCGCTTCACCGTAGATGGCCAAAAAGTCCATTGTTACTCCCTAATGCATTTTAAAAATTGTTTAATTATTCTTTTGGTAATTTGCTTATTACCTTGATTTCTTGCAAGCATTACAAGAGCCCTTTCTCTAATTACTGACTCTTGTAACTCACTCATTTCTTTTTACGCTTACCCCAGCTTAATGGATTGATGTTAAATTCTTTTTCATAGAAAGCTACTTTCTCTGCCAACTCTTCTCGCTCAGCCCTTTCTTCCATGATGTGTTTACTAAGCAAATCCCCAATCTGTTCATTTGCAATAATAACATTATCTTCAAGTTTTGCAATCCTAGTTTCAATTTGCCAATAACCATAGACCAACATACCGATAAGGACTGCAATCTGACCCAACCATTTAAGGTTAATGCTAACAATGGCATTATCATCAAGAATAGCAGTCCTATAACTTCTAGCGGTATCTGGCTTTGCACTCACTGTACCTCTATCTCTTCCAGTCTTTGATGCTTATAGCACCAATTACTATAATCGCTGATGCGACCATGAAACCAATGAACCACAGAATCAGCATCAATTATCTCCGTAAATACTGTATTCATATCGGTATCTTCCGAGTCGAGTGGTATGTTTGCTACTACCCAACCTTGACTTCCGCACCCTGTAAACAACAGGAATATCGTAAGACGTATTAGTGTTTTCATAGAGTACGATAAAATCTCCGTTACTTAGTTTCTTGATCTGATTCTTCACTTTGCTTGTCCACGCTAGCCTGTAACGCATCTACAAAAGCCTGTTTACCAAACCTTAATTGTTGAAGATTAAACTCAGAAGATTGTATCTTTCTTTCTAAATCCGCAACATGATTAATCATTACTTTCTGCTCATCAGATAGTTCTGATTCTTTATACTCTTTATCAAAAAGAGTAATTACGTTTTCTTTAGGCATTTCTTTTTCTTTTTTTGCCATTAGTAACTCCTTGTTTTGTTAATTAAAGTTTTTTATAGTCAGCTATAGCCGCTTTTAATCCATCAGATTTTGCTTTTGCTCTTGCACATTCAGCATCATATCTTGCTTTTTCTGCTTCTAACTGTTCCAAAGAATATTCCTGTTGACTATCTGCTAATGCTTCGCCTGTAGATGAATCCCATTGCTTCTTTTTGTATACAACGTATTTTCTCTTTTCTGCTGGTATAGCTGGTATAGCTTCTTTGGTTACTACATCAAACTCGTCTTTTTCTTCTGGTACTTCAGCAACAGCTTCTTTAATGATTTCTTCTTTCTTCTCAAAGCCACCTAATGACTTTGCTTTATCATCTGCATATTTTTCCCAATTAGCCATTTAATTCCTCATGCTTTGCTTTTGCTTTGGTTAATAATTGTGCTTTGGTATGTTCATCTGTCCATGCTACGCTATATTTACTGCAATACGCTTGTAGTTGTGCTTTACTCCAAGCATCTTTTGGTTCACCACTTGGATAGCCATTTTGAGAAACAAACCATGCTTCTTTTTCTGCGTCACCCCATAATGCTTCAGCAATCTTCTTTACCTTTGCATCTTCTGATGCAAGTATAGAATCTGGATGCACTACATGACGATGATAGCCTACGCTACCAATCTGTTGTCCATCATCCATAACTTTTGTAGCTGTTCTCACTTGTATTGAGTATTCGCCTTTTACTTCAATTTGGTCTACCTCGACCACTTTTTCTAATGCCATTACTGACTCCTTTTTTGTTCCAACCTAATCAATCCAATTAGGTAAAGTATGTTCCACTTAATGTTACAAGGTTCGCAACTATACTGCTTCCTGTGGCTAAATCAGCAACTTGCAATTCTGAATTAGCAACATCAGCATTTCCATCTCTTATATAAAGAATAACATTTGTTGTACCGTTACCAACTTCAGCCTCGCTTGGGTTGTCATCATTAAATAACCTTGTATCTCCTAATGCTAAAGCACATTTTGCACTTGCTGTATAAGGTAATCCTCCAAGTTTTATACTCCCAGAACCTCCTGTACTTTCAAATGCATTATTATAAAAACTTATTGTAATATGAACAGCATTTCCTATTTTAACATATTTACCAACTCGATTTTGATAAGTTATAGTTCCAGAAAAAGAACCTGTACCAGCTACCCAAGCTGGAGTAAAGGTTCCCTCTTCATATTCTGTACCAGCATCATATGGAGCATTTTCTAAAGTTGCACCATTTACAGTTCCATGTAAATCGTTACCAGATTTATCTCCCCATACCTTTTCACCAGCAGAACTACCATCGTATTCAGCTACTGCACCGATTCTTACTAATGTAAAGTTATCAATAAGTAATTCATCATTAGCACTTCCACCTGTTGGGCCGTCTGCTCTTGATGGATAAATTGTTACTTCAATAGAACCGCTTGAAGTTGCTGTAAATTCACTTGTAACTGTTGCAAATGATGTGCTTGTTAATTGTTGATTTCCAGAATCATAACCAGCCCATGTAACTCTTCCTTTGTTTCCTTGAACTGCTTTATAATCATATTGGATTCTATACCTTGCACCTTTTACTGCTGTTACTGCTAATACACCTCTATCATTTGCTCCTCCATCATCAGTAACTAACCTTAAAACATTTCTACTATCAGCAGAATAGTTTGCTGTAATACTACCAAGTCCACCACCAGCGGCCCAATTATTAGAACCATCCATAGTTGAATCTGTACCTGTTACTAATGATGCCGTACTAGCACCTTTGTATTTATAAGGTACACTTGCACCACTTGATTCATCTTTTACTTCATCGGCAGTTAATACATTATTGTACAACCTTACACAAGCTAACTCACCATAAAAATCATTTGATGTTCCACCTTCATTTCCACCCAAAAACAAAGGTTCAGCACTATTATACATAGAGCTTTCACTTGTTCCTGTTGCTATTGACACTCCATTTCTATAAATAATAACTGCACCAGCATCATAAGTAACTGCAAAATGATTCCATGTAGCAAGGCCTGTAAGTGCTGGCGATGAAACAGTTGTTGCATTTGATCCATTTGAAGAGGCAACAAAACTTAACTGCTCACTATCGCTAAAAAATATTAAATACTCTCTTTTAGCTGATGTATGCCATTTACCTATGACTGTATGTGCAGAATCAAATGAGCTATTAGGCATCCTTACCCAAAAAGAAAAAGATGCTTTAGTGCCAAAGCTAAATAGACTTGTGTCTACTCCATTATTTAATGAAATATAATCATCCGTACCATCGAACCTATAATATGGAGAAGACATAGAGCTAGCTACATGATTTGAATTACCTCTAGACAATACATAATCAGCATGAACTGTAGCACCACTATCTTCTGCCATATAAACATCAGTTACATCTGCATCACCAAGAGTTACTGAGTTATCTGATACTCCTGTAGCACTAAATCCAATTACTGTTTGATTAGTACCAGCATTTGATGATGGATCGGTTGCACTTCCAATTAAAGTGTTTTTTGTTCCTGTAGTTACTACGTCTCCTGAAGCATATCCAACCGCTGTATTATGAGTAGCTACTGCACTTCCTGTATCACTTACATCAGCATTGGTTAAGGCTTCATATCCAATAGCTACACATTGAGAATCTTCTTGACCAGCATCAAAAGCCTTTTCTCCCAATACTGTATTGTAGTTTCCTTCTACTAAATTTGTTGATGATAAATAACCAACTGACGTATTACCAGCTCCCGAAACTAATCTTTGCAAAGATTTGCTTCCAATAGCAATAGTTCCTGTATGAGTATGATTTCCTGTTTCTAAGGCTTCTGATCCGATAGCGATTGTTCTTTGAGCTGAAGTAGTAGCTGAACCTGCAAAGTAACCCATAAAAACATTATATGATCCATCTGTAACAGCATCTCCACTAGCTCTTCCTATAACAACATTATGGCTTCCTGTAGTAACAACGTTTAATGCAGAATATCCAACTGCTGTATTATTTGAATTACTTTGTGTACTTGCTCCCATACCAGCACCTGCTCCAATAAGAGTGTTGTATTGACCTGTTTGATTATAAAATCCTGCTTCTACTCCAATTCCTACATTGCCTGTTGTTTCGTTGTTAGAATCAGAATTTTGAGAAAACAAAGCATTAAAACCTATAGCAATCGACCTATCTCCAACATCTTCCGTGCTTAATGCTCCATATCCAATGGCTACACTTCTTGTGGCTATTGTCATTGCATCACCAGCTTGATAACCAATAACTACATTCCTTTCTCCTGTAGTCATATCATTACCAGCTTCATGTCCAATCAAAACATTTTCATCGCCATTTGTAGTAAGTGCATTACCAGCTAACTTTCCAAAAACAGTATTGTCTGAACCACCATCATTATTAGATAATGAGATTCTGGAGTTGTTATCTAGTTGCAACCTTACTCCACCATTTATGTAAAATTGCAAATCGTTAGTTGAATGCAAATATCCAATATATGATATATCATTATCATCAACATCACCAAAATAAATAATCGCATTTGCATCATTAGGTGTTAAAAATTGTATCCCAGCATGAGTATTGTTTTCAATCGTTAATACTGCATTTGCATTTGAATCTACTGTACCAGCAGTTGCTTTATGAATGTGCATAGTTGTGTCTGGACTTACTCCAAGACCTAATCTATCTGTATTTAAAAATAATGGAGTTGCATCATCATCTCCAGTTTTTACTTGTATTGCATTGCTACCGTTACCAGCCGCAGTTGAATCTGTGTTACCGTTTAATTTTAAAAGCGAGGTGTAACTACTCGCTATACTGTTACCTGCTAAAGTTGCCATAATTTATCCTGTGTAATCTTCCCAATTAGTTGTTGCATCTTGCCATTTTAACTGTATAGCCTCTGCTCCAGCCCAGCCTATATCGGCTATCATCTGAGCAAAGTTAACTATAGTAGTTCTAATACCGCCTAACATTATTTCAATGCCAGCATATTAGTTGCTGTCGTGTTTGATGCTTTGATTGCAGTAAACTTAACAGGTAGTATTTGACCACTTGCTAAATTTTTAAAAGTTGCATCGCTACCAGATTGTAAAGTAAGAACTACATCGCCACCTACGCCTACATACAAAGCTGTATGTGAGTCTGGTAATGTTTGATCTCCTGTTGCTCCGCTACCGCCATCTACAGCGGCTACCGCAGTCGCACTCTCGTAAATCATTTGATTGAGAGATTCTACTACTGAATATTTGTTAATAGAACTAGCCATCTTGTTTCTTCCTCCTTATGCCTTGCCGAGCTTGACTTTTCTCATGGGCATCTTGATCTTATGTTAAATCAGGTGGTAATATAACCCTACTACCTCCAGTCTTGTCCCGTTTCCTCATTCCATTTTTCTGTACAGAATTTAAGAAATTTGCCTGATGTAAGTTAGATAAATTTAAACTAATTGCAGATATGTTAGGATCAGAAGTTGTACCTGCCCTATCCTGATATAACTTTCCTTTTACATAGTCAATAATTGATGTATGAAATACGTTATCAACATCGGGTATATCTGTAATAGCTGAAACAGAATCAGGCTCTGCGTAATAATGTATGAGTACACCATTTGTAACTGCTTCATCTATTGGTTTGTATTGACCTTCTAATGAATGTGTGGTTCCGCTTGTTTCTCCTCTAGTCGTTACGATTGCTAAATGATTACCACGTATAAAGTAAGCTAACTTATCTTCTGGATGATTGTATGTACTTGCCATTAGTCTATATCCATTGTTAGTATTTCACCATTCAACAACCTTGGTATCTTTACATATTCGCCACTAGAGTCCATAAAACTTACTCTAAAAACCTTATTCACATCAATACCTGAGTTTGCATCGCT